CATACTTAGATGAATCAAATACATAGCCCCTGTTCCTGACCAGTGGCCGTATTTAGTTAAATCGACACGTTTGAGTTGAGGGAAAAAAGCCGGCATCTTAAGGGACCACCAATCTTCCATCTGTGAATTTAGATGAATATCATCACATACAATAATTCCTCCAAATCCTACTTTTACAAGTTCACTAATAATGTTAATTTCCTGAATGCCATCATGAGGATCAATATCAAGAAAGAGAAAAGGGAGATTCTTAATGATGGTTAGTTCACTAGGCTCAAGGCAGTTTGCTAGACGAAAATAGACACGAGGGTGATCTTTCATTGTAAGTTTTCCCTTATGCTCATCAGCAAAGCGAGCAAAATGATCCATAATATCATATGAAATAACTGCTACATTTGGATTTGCTGTAAGAGCAATTGCACTATGGCCAGATGCACTTCCAATATCTCCTATAATTGTCTGTTGAGGAAACTGCTTCACTAAATAAGAGAGTAGTTTATAGTGTTCTACACCTGCTTTATCTGTAAAATGCCTAAAATGTCCTGTATTCCAATCAATATACTTATAGAGTTCTGTAAGATTCTCGTCGTGAACCTTTTCATCTATAGTAAGTGTAAGCATGTACTGTAATACTATTTTTATTCTTTAGATTGCTGTACTATGGATTCAAATAGAGTAAGAGCATTTAATATCGCATCATCCATATTAAAATACTTATAATTTGCTAGACGTCCAACAAAGTAGACATTATGATTCTTTTCCTCCTGAACAGCAAGTTCTCTATATTTCTCATAGAGTGCCTGATTCTCAGGATTTGGTATAGGATAATAGGGCTCACCTACATCAGATGAGTATTCTTTTACAATTGTAGTGGTTGGAGTCTGTTGATTTAAGAAATGTTTATATTCTATAATTCGCGTATAGGGAACCTCCTTATCTGTGTAGTTAATCACAGAATTTTTTTGAAAATATGCTATTGGTAACTGCTCAATCTCAAACCGAAGTGATCTGTACTCTAATTTAGGTAGACCAACTTCTTGGAAATAGACATCAATCGGACCTGTATAGAAAATTTTCTCATAGGTTGCATGACCCTTTTGAAAGTCTGTATTGAGTTGTACAGTAATATTTGGATGATCTAAGATGGCTGCACAAAAAGCAGTGTACCCACCTTCAGGAAGTGCCTGATGAAGATCATCAAAATATCCCTCTTCAAATGAATAGCGAATCGGTATACGAGACAAAACACTGGCATCAAGTTCCCGCGGACTTTTATTCCACTGTTTCATTGTATATCCCTCAAGAACTTTCTCATAGATATCCCTACCAAAGCGTGAAAGACCAAGTTCTTCTGAATTCTGCGGAGATTGATTAGGAACTTGCTTCAATTCAAGAAACGACCGCATTTCATCTGGTGTTAGGAGATTAGTATCATATAAGGTATTTACTGTTGTAATATTAATTGGTATCGGAAAGACTTGACCCTTATAGTTTCCATAGACCTTATGATGCCATGGAATCCACTTTGCAAATCGATTTACATAGGTCCAGACTTTTTCAGACTTTGTATGAAAGATATGTGCACCATATTTATTCATAAGAATTCCATTTGTATCTTTATAATCGTAGCAGTTTCCTCCAATATGATCTCGTTTTTCAATAATAAGAACCTTCTTTCCTATACTAGCATATCGTTCAGCAAGTACACATCCTGAAAGACCCGCACCTACAATAAGAATGGTCATACTTATAATTTCATTTAAAGTATTATTTAGGCTGTATACTATGAATCTAGTGTATATTACATGCGCAGTTCGACCCACAGTTGAAACCTCTTGTTTTTCTGGAGAACAACGATTTTTTCAGATAATAAAGAGTATTGAATCAGTACATAAAAAGGTTCCTAATTGCTTTATTGTTCTTTTAGAAACAGGATCTGCAACAGATGAAGAGAAGGAAGTATTATCTCAAATTGTAAATTTCTATATTACAGTTAATGTAACTACACTTGTAAAGAGTATGGGGGAAGCCACTATGATTTACAGATTTTTATCTTCATCTTGGTTTCAAGAAAACAAGGGCCGTTTTTCTACATTTAGTAAACTTTCTGGACGTTATTTCTTAACTGATTCATTTGACTTTAGTAAATATCCACTTGATAAAATCTTTATTCGTTTTCGTTGGGGTGGTGGAGAACGTGAGGGACTCTTTGAAACACGTTATTATCGTATCCCTGCTTCAAAGATTGATTTATATAGAAAAAATCTAGAACATCTTCTAATAAATAATACCTATATTTTTAAGTCATTAGATGTAGAACATCTCTATTTTCTTCTTAACTTCTTTCCCCTTGAAGAGACAATTCATGATCAGACAATCGGTCTTGCTGGCTGGGTAACAGGTAATGGACAATATCTTGAAGAATAAACCTTACTCATAAATAAATAAATAATTTTGACCTGGAAAGGGAATGATTTTAGTATATCCAATACTCTGCAAGAATGTGAAAAAATCAAACCTTGCAAGTTCTGGACACTTTTGTATAAAATGGACATCTCTATTTTTATCTGTATTCTTCTCTACAAATAAAATTGGTTTGTCTCGTTTTATCAACGACTGTATTGAATAAATAATACCATTTTCAGCACCTTCTGTATCCATCTTTATAAAATGAACCTTCTTTGTCTTATCTTCAAGAAATTTACCAAGTGCAACCATATGAACTGATTCTCCGCCCTCTTTATAAGTAACACCTAGACCACCAAAATTCATTCCTTGAGTACCTGTATAATCTACCTTCAGCCATTCTGGATAATGATCTAATGTAAAATCATTATCAATGAAAATAGTATCATCATAGGGGCCAAGTGCAATATTAAATGTCTCAATATTTTTGATATTATTTACATTAATATTTACATTGCAAATATCAAACATTACCTTTTGAGGTTCAAAGCAAAATATTTTCTGCTCTGGATTTCTCTTTTGACTGTAAAATAAGGTATGACCACCAATATGAGCACCAACATCCAAAATATCACCATCACCTTTTATATATGATGTAAGTTGTTCTAAGATATCACTTTCATATAAATTTCCCTTTTTTAAGGCACCTACAAAAGCATCATCATGTGGTAGACAATAGACCTTTCCATAAGGTGTTTGGTAGTTAACTACGCGAATATTTTCCATGCGTTATAAAGGATATATTTCTTTAAACATCTTTAAAATAATAGTAGTATAGTGCAAAATAACTTAATTGAATAAATAAATTAGTAATCTGCCAAAATCTAAAAGAACAATATATTGTGCCAATTTTATCGATAAACTCATTATTTCGAGGTTCTAAAGAGAGAAGACCATAAGTATTTTAGAAAATGCGTAATGGATATCGTGTAGTTATCTGCTCACCTGTTGGTAGGAAACAGAACTTATCTATTCTTTTTCCTATGATTGAATCAATGAAGGGGTGGGTTGATGAATATCGTCTCTGGATGAATTGTCGTGATCCAATGGATATGATCTATTGTATTGAGTTTGCAAATAAACATCCTGGATGGGTAAAGTTGATTCATGGTGAAAAGCCCTATACATTTGATATGGTTAACTTTATTAGTTTCTATGCAGACTGTCATGATGAAAACACAATCTATATTAAGATCGATGATGATATCTGTTATATCCGCAACATCGAGGGCCTCGTAGATGATACGATTGCACACCCTGAACGTTTGTTTGTGTATCCTTATATTGTAAATAATTTTTGGTGTCAGATCCTTCGTGGACAAGATGAGTTAATTCCTGATACAGATAAAGATTTTAAAACTCGTTGGGAAAATGATGTTAGTAAAGAAAAATATAAGATTAAGACGCTTGCACGTGATATGTTTATTCCTAAAGCATTGAAACTTGATTTTTGTCCAAAAACAATGTGGGGCAATGGACATTATACAGTAATATTACATGACCATTTTCTAAATACAATACATGATACAAATAGATGGTCATTTCCTAAATTTACACCTATTGATGATCTGTATTGTGTATCTATTAATATGATTGCTTGGAGAGGAAGTAATTGGAAGAAACATAACATTCAGATTACAACTGAA